ACTATTTATTCTACTTAAATTTGAACAAAAGTAAAGGACTTTTTACGATTTTAATTGTTTTTTTATTTTCTTAGCATACTCAGGTTTTAAGAAGTCAATCTTTGCCCAAGGAAGTTTGTTATATCCTTCTTCTTCTGCCCATCTTACGAATAGACCAACCTCTTTACCATGTGCTTCTATTTCCCAAGGAGCATCCCAGTAATCTAACTTCTTAGTGTTAAATGCTTTCTTTTTATAACGAGTTCTGAAACCATCAGAATACTCATACATATCACCAGATGCCCATTGCTTAATATGTATCATTTCATGGGCAATAGTTTCTAGCATAGGTCTTAGTCTAGATTGCTCTTCAACTTGTATCTTAAATTTCTTAGGACGATATTCTTCATCGTCAATCCAAGATAATCCTTGGACTTTTTCCTTAAGATATAAGTTCTTTTGTATTGCTATATTTACAGTGACAGATGTTCGGAGTCGAACATCCATAGTTTTTCGAGAGACCCAGTGGGCGATAGAGCGAACAAGTTTTCTAGTCTCGGCATCTCCACCTCTGACATTGATTATTGCTTTATCTCTATACCACTTTGCCATCAACGATATTTAGTTTTCGAAGACTATCGAACCAATATCGATCTTCCCTAAAATATGATTGACCAATAACAGCTGGTCTTCTTCATTATTATTAGAGAACTCGCTAATATAAGGCATAAGTTCAAAGTTAGATAATATGTTAGATAGCTTAGTTTTGCGTGAATTTAGGAACTTATCGTCCTGATTATCCTTCCTGGAGACATGTCTTTCATCAAGGATACTTTGGTCTGCCTTTATGTAAATACACTCCATTTCGTGTCCCATAGAGACGATCTCAGATAGAAAAGACGCAGTAAATAACCTATCTCCCTCAAACACTATATTCACTCCAGATGGCTTATATGACTCCCTCATCCACTCTATTGCTTTAGGTTGTACTGCCATTGATAGTCTATCAGTACCACAGAACATCTGGGTCTCATCGAAATAATCTTTTCCGAGAACAATCGTATTTAGATCTTTACACCACATACCATATAGCAAGTCAGTAAGTTTTACATCTTCCCACTTGTATGGTTTCATCCACTGTTTCATCAATGTAGATTTACCAGTAGCTGGTTCTCCACCTATCGCAACTATCATTTGAATGGTCTCCTTTTATTTTCTTTTTCTACCAATGTGTGTACAAGATGAACGATTTTTACCTCAGGACATCTTTTAGATATTTCTCTGATTTGTATAGGATCGTCTTCAAAATGTATTCCAACTTTTACTCCTCTATCTTGTTCAATAAAATTAATTATGGTTGCTTTATGTACTCCAGATCCTTCCCTAGTTTTTTGAGCAAAGTTTGTAGGGTTCATAAATACTTCGTTATCTATACCTTTTGATTTTAGCATAGCAGAAGTTTCATCCCACTCTTCAATAGATCTACCTGTTATGATGATGTCGTCTTTACTTGGATACACTCCATTGTAATCACCCATAAAGATGACACCATCTATATCAAATGTATTAATTGTTTTCATAATCAGTATGACCAGCTTGATATGTATAAGGCAAGTCTAATGCTCTAGGTTTGTTTTTCTTCAACTGTGGCTCTGTCATTTTAGTAAGTTCTCTGCGAGCAAGTGCGTCACATTCAAACTTAGCATCTTCAGTTTTTAATTGTACAGGAGGTGTCTTTTGTGTCCAAGCACTTGGACCTCTTAGGAAACCAACTATACCCATCTCAGAAGCAACCTTACAGAAACGAATAGCTGATACCACTACTCCTCCTGAGTTTGGCGAATCTTGTACTGAGAGTCTAGCTGACATTTCATACCTTGCCCCACCAAAACCATAAGCAACAATATCTAGGTTGGCGATTTTATTATCAGAGCCAACATATTCTCCTCCTGGTTTTTGAAATACTGTAAGACTTGGTCCAGCATATAAAGTCATACCAGCTGTTGGTTCATCCCTAACAACATTTTGACCTTTTAAAACATTCTCCTTAGATACATGCTTACTATGTAATCTTTCTTTGTAAGCCATATTTAAGAAGTCAGTATTTGCTGTTCTACCTGTGCGAATATTTTCTTGACCTTGTGTAGATCCTGCTGCCATATTCATTTGAATATGTTGCGTCACTTGTAAACCAGAGTCTATCATTGCTCCTTGTAATACTTCAGATAATCTAGAAGCACCCCAAGCAGATCTCATATCAGAACCAACAATAGTAAGTCCTTTATTAATAAATGATTGCTCTACTAATTTAGATTTGTTAGTTTCGATTAATGTAGGAATACAGTTTACGAAATGACAACCAGCTTCTAGACATGCATCCATATAAAACTCTGTAGCTTTCTCAGAACCAACAGGTAGATAATTAATTACCACATCTACTTTATGGAAGTTAAGTTTTTCAGCAACTTGTTTTTTAGACAAGGCAGTATCTGCACCTGTTCTAAATGATACTTCTTCTGGATAATCAAGCATATGGTCAGCAACACCATCTAGTACTGGACCTGAATAAACTTCTGCTAGAGAATTTACACAAGTAAAATCTAGCGAGTCGACATGGTCCATAGCACAGTTAGGACTTGCTCGTAATGCATTGATTAAATGGGATCCGACTTTTCGTGGGTCAATATCGAAGCCACAAACGAACTCGATATTATCTACAGTGTATCCTCCAATGTCTGGATACATTAGACCAACTTTATCTTCGGGATTTTGAATATAGTATTGTACACCCTCTACTAAAGACTTGGCACAATTACCGACACCAATAATGGCGACATTTATTTTTGACATATATTTCTCCTTTATATCAGTTTATTAGAGTGTGATATTTGACTGGATCAGAGTAGCACACTTTCAACATATATATAAGAATTCTATATTAGAATTTCTTAAAAGTAAACCTCTAGACCGACTTTTTCTCCTGACATTTTTGTCAAGTAATTATTAAAATTATTCTTTATTTCTATCCTGTTAAAATCATCAAAGTCAGTAAGCCATGACTGTTCTATACCGAACTCTTTATACATATCAGGCAAGTCCTCATTATCGTCATGCATATTAATCATTTGACCTGTCTCAGCACCTGTCTTCATAAGGATCTTATTCTGAAATGTTTTTTGTACACAAGGTGCAGCATGCTGTGATACATCTTCAAAAAAATCCCAATCGAGTTCTGACCATGCTTCTCTTAACTTGTACCAACGAGTATAAGCATCCTGAGTTGGAGTCCCAGGAGCATCACCACCAGTCTTAATCATTTTCTTATATTGACATAGGTGTGTTTCCATTGTAAATGGACTAGAGAAATTATCAACTACATATTCATTACAGGACTCTATAAATTCTTGCTCTTTACTTTCAATCCATTTTATATCATCACTGCTGTATTTTGTTTTACTATTTAAATCCATTAGTTCTGGTTTATTGTAAATGTAAACTAATCCAGATCTTACTGACCAATTAGAAGGATCTGTTGCTAACATACTATTTGGTTTTATATGACGCATGTTAAAACATAACTCATAAAATGCTTGAGTTGTCAACCAACCAGACATACGACCTATTCTATAAATTGACATAACCTCTTCTAAAGCATGGTCAAAATTTTCAAAAGTATTTATCCATGCTCTAAGGGATCCGTGTTTTTGTAAAACCTTTTCGTGAATATCTTTTAGGATAGGAATAAACTTTCCCTTGTTATATTTTGTATCTTTAGCAAAATGTTGTCTGGCATAATTTTCATTATTCCATTCTTCTAAAGTTTTCCAATTTATTTTTTCTATATCAGGGAAGTGTGACCAGATAACCCATGCCATTGATGATTGATAAGTTATACCGAACAGCATGGAAAAATAAATCCTTTGCTCATCAGTCATACGACCTTGCGTCATGTATGCTTCATTATAAGTGTAATGGTCAACATCACGATGCTTCATTCTCCAAGAATATGAGCGAAGACACATCTCTACCCTATTCTCAGGCAGTCTCCAATCTTTGTAAGGTTTATCTTTATTATCTGGATGTAGATATTTCATCTTTTGTACAGTGTATCTAATCCCCATACATTTCGGTAAGAAATATCTTCACCCAAAAACATAACTCTTTTATCTCCTTTGACATAATTAAGTTGTTCTTGTACAGGTGTAAATCCTTGCCTGATGAGAGATTCTCTGACTGTACTTTCATAATCTGACAGTATTCTATCTGCCCAATGAAACTCTAATGATAATTGTTTCACACACTCAGGTACAAGCCAGTGTGGTTCAAACATACGATATTCTTCTCCTTCGATATCGCATTTTAAATGTGTAGGTTTATATTCTTCAAATAAAGTATGACCATTTACAGTTGGTACAAATACTTTCTTTTTTCTCATATTTTTTGCAGCATTACTTTTAGGATTAGTTGTACCTGAACAGAATTCTTGTTTACTGCCTGTCATATATAAAATTATTTCACCCATATCTTGGTTAGTCACTGCAGCATTTATTAATTCAAATCTACTCAAGTGACCTAGATTCTTTTCCATTACCTCAAAATTTTCAGGATGACATTCTACACCAATATATTTTTCTATTGGTTCATCCATTAACATTCTTCCGAAGCCACCAATATTAGCACCCCAGTCCATAACTATGGCACCATCAAGATCGTCAAATTGTGTGTAATTAGCTAGGCAGTCATTTACCATATCTTTATCCACTTGTAATCCTTTACCATCTATCTCACGAATGTAAGTGTTTTTAAAGATTCTATAATCCATTAAAAGAAACCCTCTAAAGAACTGGCTTGACTGTCAGGATGATACTGTACCAATACATCGTTTCCTAATTTAGATTCTAAGTAATCATACCATTCTTTTTCATCCCACATCCCAGGACTAATACCATTCCATAATGGTCTTTGTAAAGGATGTTCTTTATTAGTTCTACGAGCAGTCACATATGCTTCTCTAGTTTGTTCATAATCCCAAGAACCAAGTTCTAACATCTTTTCTCTAAAATAACATACAAAAGATATTCTTTCAGCACTTTCATCTTCTAATACCATTGGTGTATTACCATGAATACCATCGTGATTGTTAATTAATAACAGATCTCCAGGACGAATATTAATAGCAACTTTATATTCAGGAAGTATTAAATAACCACCTGAGTATTTACCATTATTAGATACGACTGTAAGATTAGAGAATCCTTCATTTAAATCACCAGCATCTCTGTGATAAGCTGTTCTAAAAGTTTTATTTACAGTAGCAGTAGTGAAAGCAGTGCCAGGAATAATAAATTTAGAATCTAGTTTATTACAAGCATCCATTTGTTTACCATATCTGACAGGTAATAATTCTTCAAAACCTTTTGATAATCTTTGTAAGAAAGGGAATGCTTGTTTAAACTTATCAGGATTATCTCTAGTGAAAGTGGTAGGACGACCAAAAGGAATACGAGGATATCTATCAAAGAATCCTGCGATACCTGAGAACACTGAGTTAGCATAAGAAGTTGTAGATGTTAATTTATCATTTACTCTTGTTGCTTCAGCAATCATTTCATCTCGTGGTAATACTCTAACTTCTTCAACCCAGTTTTCAAATACGAAATCTTCTTCAGCAACTTTTTGTGCCAGCCATACTTTACCACGACTGTCATCAGCAATCTTTTCTCTGCCTTTATATTCTTGTCGTATAGCTTCTACAGGATCCGAGCCATCAAGTGTAGCTGATGGTGACATAAAATATTGTAGTAAAGCATTATGATAATTAGTGACCCAATCTCTACTTCCTAGAGCAACTGTTTTTTCAGTACCTGCTGCGAGACCACGATTCTCAGTAGCACCTGCTGCTTCACGCAAACCTTTATATGCTTCATCTTGTTGTTCTTTAGTAAACCAATCTTTACGAAACTTGAATATGATATTAGTTTCACTGTTTTCTTCACCCATAGGTGTAGGAGCATAAAAATCACAATCCCAATCAACTAGTAATTCATAATCTTCTTTATCACCAAAGAAGCCAAGTTTATCTTCACAATCAAATTTCTTAGGTGCTGTTATAACTTACGTCATACTTTAAATCCTTCCATATTCAATCTTTCACCTGCTTCACTTTTATCAAATACTGCTCCGATATCTTTTTCTTCTTGACCACTATCCATGATATTAGTTTGGGCAGATGCTTCTACATTGTATAATCGCATCTTGTTTTTATCAACTCCAACAACAAACCTTTTGTAATAGTTTGGATCGGAATATCTATTTTTAAGTTGCTTAATCATCCACTGTCCCATATTGTCTAGTTCTTCACTAGCAATAATCGCAAACATTAAATCAGCAGTTGCTGGAAGACCAAAAGATTCAGAAGTATCTTCCAATCCAACATCTGTATTGTTATAGCCACCTCTTGTAGTTTGAGTAGCAGATACGATAGGACAATTATATTCTACAGCCAATCCTCTTAGTTCTTCAGCGATTGACTTAATATAAGAATAGGTATTTACATTTGCACCCATCCTTAATCTTTGACTAGCACAGATATTCAAATAATCAATAAAGATTATATCTGGCTTGAAACCTTTTTTCATTTTAAGTTCTTCAAGTAATGCTCTAAAGTGACCAGCATGAGCACCACCTGTCGGATACTCTTTTACAATTAGCTTACCATTATTATGGTCTTTAATTTTATTAATTCTTTTACTGAAGATATCATGGTCGACAACTTTAATTTCATCCATACCCAAGTTCAATAAGTTAGCATCAATCCTTTCAGATATTTTTTCTTCAGCCATCTCCATAGTAATGTAAAGAACATTCATACCCTCATTCAATATTGAAGAAGCATGATGACACATAAACAAAGATTTACCAACACCTGTACCAGCCATAGCAATGTTAAGAGTTTTTTTACTCAAGCCACCACGAGTAATAGTATTCAATAAATCAATATCAAACTTAATTTTTTCTTCAACCTTGTGATAGTATTCATACCTGTCATCAGAATCTTCAAGATAATCATGACCAACACTATTATCAAAACATACACCAAGAGCATCCTGCATCATTTTAGGAATAGCACCCTTGTCACGATTTTTATCTCTACCATCAATAATCTTGATAGAGTCCATAATAGTATTATGTACTGCTCGTTCTTTACACCATTCTTCAGCTTTATCATACAACCAATTATCGTTTACTGATTGCAGTTCTTTTACATCCTCAAGCATCTCTTGTATATTTTTATGCTCATCTTCAAATAAATCTTTACGAGCAAAAACTTCATTAGCAACCATCTCAGAATTAGGAACCTGATTATATTGTAAAAACAACTTTTCAAACTCTTCAAATATAATTCGTTCACCTCGCTCAGTAAAATATACACCCTTTATAAAGGGAAGCACTTTACGAGTAAACTCATCATTCTGAAATAAATTAGAAAGTATAGTTTCTTCAATACGCATAATTAAATTCTATCTGAAATAAAGTTAAAAGTCAAGAGTCGTCCTGTATCGGCTCAAGGTCATCTTGTAATTGTTGTGAATATGTATAGGTCTCTGGCTCAACTGCTTTTCTCATCTCATCCTCGCCACCTTTAAATAAGATATTTTTTTGTTCCATTTGTTCTTTTATCATGGTCATTAAAAAGTCACCAAGTATTTTTTCAACCTCAACCTTTGGTACCTGCCTATATTTATCTGGACCCTCTATCTCATAACTGTAATCAAGTTTGATAGTTTCATCTTCTGTGGGTTGGAAAGATACTTTACCAAAAGAAACAACCTTACCCTCTAGGAGACCTTGCAGTATCCTGAGTTTCATAAAACCTTGTTCGTTGGTTTCTTCTAGTATTTCGTGTGGGAGTTGTGCCTGAGAAGAATTCTTTAATTTATCAGTGTGGTAATTTTCTTTTTCCCACTCTTCTTTTGCTTTAAGGTAATCCTCCTCAGACACATAATCTTCGGCTGAGTGTATTGGTTCGTACTCTTTGGGATTATTCCCCTGTATTATCGTCGGTTTCTTGCTCATCAGATCCATACATAAATTTAGATTTACAGTGTTCGTCAATCTGTTTTAATACTTCTTCAGTAAAAAACTTTTCTGGCTCTTTCATAATAGCTTTACCAAATACTTTTTTACCATCTACAGTAATACGACCACCAGCACTTTCCCAGATACCTGCTTCAACTGCGAGGTCAATTAGACCATGGTATCTAGATAATCCTTTTTCAAAATTAAGTTTACATTCAACTTTCATTTGCTCTTTAGTAAACCTAGATTTCTGTGTAGTACATTTAATAATATTTCCTACAACTTCTGTACCATCACGATCTTTACTTTTACCCAAGAAGACGATTGTAGATGCAGCATACTTTAAGCCACCTCCACCACCCATGTCTTTCATAGGAACATAAGATCCGATTACATCGTAAGTATGATTGGTCACAATCATTGGTACATCAAGCTGTGCGAGTTTTAGACTTAATACTCTGAAAGCACCTCTTACTAATTGTGCTCTCGTCATATCACGAGTATCCTTACCCTCTGCCACATCTGCTACTTCTTTTTCAGTAGAGAGCATACCCAACGAGTCTAAACAAAATAGGATTGGTTTCCTTGCCTGTTCAGGTACATTTTTATGATTTTCAAGAATACGCACAGCTTGAGTACGAAACTCTTGAATAGTTGTCACTGGTACAATAACAAATCTGTTAGAATCTATATCTCTATCTTCAAGGATCTGCTTAGTAAGTGCACCCTCTGTTTCAAAATATATCACACCTGCTTCTTTATCCATATCTAGGAAGTTCTTAGCAACTCCTAGAGCGAAAAAAGTTTTACCTGTAGAACTTTCACCAGCAAGGGCAGTGACCTTGTTTCCTGGGAGTCCTCCATAAATAGATCCACTCAACAACGCATTAAATGCATAAGACCCTGTGTCTACAAATTTGACATCAGAGTCTAGTGCATTTTCCGCAAGACCTGCGTACTCGTTGCCGAGATTATCTATAAGGTCGTTTAAATAACCAACCATATATTATTCTCCTTTAATTAATTATGCGTCAATAGGTTTAGTTTCTACTGGCTCTAACTTTTGCATCTTAATGTTAGGTGCCAACCTATTATTAGTCTCAGACCATTTCAATCCTACATATACTCTATACAAACCATCGGCTGTAATGAATACATCTTTGTTCCACTCTTCATATCCAGGAAGAGAAGTAGGAGTGATTACATTGTTGGTTTGACTTGTAGATCTTTCAACCATTAAGTCTTCACCCTCACCAGATCCTTCCTCTTTATATATACTCTCATTTTGAGTAATCCTGCCATTTACTTGGTCAGCTAAATCTGACTTCGCAATAGTAGTAGCTTTATCAAGAGCGAACTGAAGATCGTAAGAAACTGAAGAACCGACACCATAGATAAACTCTTCGGCATCTCGGTTTCTAATTAATCCTTTTTCTACCTCTGCTTCTAAGTACCAAGTCGGCACTTTATTAAGAACACCATCACGATTTGCTTCGGTGGCAATCTTAGTTGTAGAGCATGCTGCTAAAAATATTAGCATACTTGAGATTAATAGGATTTTAAAATTTTGAAATGATGACATCATAAACCTCCTTCACGATTTCAATTATGTTATTTGCAATTTCAGGATAGAAGTAAGTAATAGCAATCCCAATAGCAACTCCAATAATATATTTCATAATATAATTATCTCCTAGTTCATTTCAGTAATTAACTTAATGAATATAGTGTACATACCTAATCTAGCCATTTCATTCAACAATGCATCAGAAGGATTATTCTCTGGGTCAAACTTTTGATGTCCCTGTTGAGTTTCTTCTTTACAAGTAGTTGTCTGTATTTCCGATACAATGATACCATTCTGTACAATTTGAGTTGTCTCAGTCGTACAGTTTGGTCCATATACTTTTGTCATCGGTGCAGTATAGGCAGGTGGAGAGCACATAGTCACTCCAAGCATTATCCATATAGCAATTACTTTTTTCATTATTATCATTCTACCCTAAAAAAACTTAAAAGTAAAGGGATTGCTAAGTCCTTGATATTAAAAGAAATCTTCAAGACTCGCTGTTTGCCTTACTTTCCAGTTCAAACTTTGTACCATAATCTCAATAGGATCTAGAAATACCTTCTCAAACATAAGGTCATAATCTACATATTCATGGATGCCGAACTCCTTAGGCACAACATCTAGGAAAGATATAACATTCTCCCTGATGACATTAGGTTTTTTTAGATATACAAACTTGATTTTTTCACCCTCTTTGATATCACTATATCTGAGAGTAATATTCTTTTCCTTTAAATAATGATTATACAACAAAGCACCTCTTACATGAATAGGAGTTGCTTTACGATATATGCTCATACTGTCACGATAGTTTTTCAAACCATTTACCGATCTAGGAAAAGCAATCTCTTCAACAGGAAGAGAGTTAAACTGTGTTCTAGCATCGTCAATAAATTTATATAAGTCGTTTTGATTACCATGAAGAATTGTTGGTATAGCTTCTTTCAATAACTCACGAACAGAGTGGGGAGTAGATGATTTAATCATTTCTAAACCCATAATTTTCATCTTAGGTTTTTTATAAGACACTCCCTCTGAATTATATACAGAAAGAACATATCTTTTCTTAGCAGTCCATAAACCTTTATCAGCTAGAACCTCTCGCTCCATAACCATCTTGTTAGCAAAAGCATTCTGCCTATCAGCTAGAATAGAATATTGTTCATTTATATATGGCATAAACTTTTCATTACAAATGGTGTTTAGGAATCTAATAGTTTTATTTATGTCAGATTGTTTTTCTCCCATAACTTTATCAACAAGTTTTTCGAATGTAACATAAATAGAATCTGTATCAACAGCAATAATATAGTCTTCATCTTTTGTACCAATTATTTTGTTTAGATAATCATTCATCCTATCATGTATCCAACGAATAGATAACTGACCAGATGTTGTAATAGCTTCAGCCATTTTCAAATCAAAGTATCTAAAGTATTGATTACCAAGTGCACCATAAGCTGAGTTAAGAGCAATCTTCATACCCATCTGATAATTATTCTTGCTTGATATAACTTTTAATTGGCGAGGATCGTTTTCATTTTCATATAACTGTTGTGCCTGTAGCATTTCTTTCTTAGCAACTTTCCTCTGATTATAGAAGTCCTCCATAATACTAGGGAATACACCTCTAAAATCTTTTCTATATTGAGAACCATTTGCAGCAACAGCATAATCAGAATCTTTAGCAGGAGTTTTTAGATAATGGTCAACACCTTTTTCAACAGATTCCTGTTGTAAAGTTTCAGGAGATATGTTATACTGCATAATCAAGTGTGGATATAGTGAGTTCAAGTCAAACGAAGCAACCCATTTATGTAAACCAATCAATGGCTCTTTTACAAATGCTCCTTCAAACTGAGTTGATTTATCTTTACTAGACTTGGGTGGTATTACCACATTTACTTTCATCAGATAGTTGTGAACAATCATATCCCACATACGAACCTGAGAGAATACATCATCATAATTAATCTTAGCATTATATGCCATGGTAAGCTGAAGTTCAATCAGCTTCATTTTATCTTCTAGTCTATCAACCAATACAGTATCAATGACATTATAATCTACGAATTTATTCCAGTCGTTTTTATAGAACTCTGAGAAGGTTGCGTACTCACTATGGTCAAGTTTCTTTTGACCAAGTTCAACGAAGGCAATATTATCTAGACGATAAGATTCTTGTGCGGTGTAAGTATATTTTTTGTAGAGGTCAAGATAATCAAGCTGAGCAATACCTGCGATTGCTATGGCGAACTCTTTATTACCTTTTACATATATCTCTCTTTCATGTACAATCTTCCAAGGAGATAATCTACGAGCATGGTCTTCACCAATAACATGACACATGCGTCGCCATAAATATGCGAGGTCAAAAAACTGAGAGTTCCAACCTGTAATTACATCAGGATAATTTTCAATCCAGTAATCTAGAAACTTGTGAAATAAAATCTTTTCATCACGACAATATACATATCGCCAATTATTATGTTGTTCAGCATCGCCTGTATATTCTTTAGTACCAAAAGTGACAATCTCTTTTGAGTGATTATCTTGTACAGTAATAAGAAGCAATTTTTCATTTGCTCTTTCAATATTCGGAAACCCTTCTTCAGCTTCAGTCTCAATATCTATTGACCAAATCTTAATTAGTTCTTTATCCCATTCAATATCATTCTTAAACTCATCGTGCATATATTGATAATGCCATTGAGTTTGACCATGTACTTCCATAACTTCTTCGTATTGACGAACGAAGTCTTTAGCATCTTTAATACTGGCTTGTTGGATTTTATAGGCAGGATGCCCTTTGAGAGTTTTGTATGGAGTTTCGCCCTTACCTCGTGTCACCCAGACACTAGGTTTGAATGGTATCTTCTCTGCTCTTCGCTTCCCACCAGATATATATCTGACTAGAAGCTGATTACCATGTGGATGAACATTAGTATAAAACTTCATAATATAACTCTACTCCTTTTTAAGTTAAAAGTAAAGTTATACAATCAGTTTTTTTTCTGGAGTGACAATACTAGGACTGCCCCAGATTCTTTTATATTCGTCTTTTAATTGTTGGGTTGGATTTACAACAGACTGTATAGCAGTCTTGTAAAATATGATAGAGTTAGCTGGATCGCCATATGGGCAATAAGGTGCTAATCCTACTTGTGATTTTCCTTGTTCGTTAGGTTGTTCAGTGACTAGCATACTTGGAACTCTACATTCGTATTGCTCAACACCGAAGTCGACAATTTCTGCTACAATAATCTCACCTGAGTTCATCATAAACAATTTTATATCTTCATCTTTCATAATATATCTCCATATTAAAGTGGTGCTCCCCAGCATCGGCTGGGGAGTCTTGGTTAATTACTTAATGTCGATGACTTTAAGTTTCTTCTCTTCAGGAATAATCCTTTCGAGTTCGACGGAAAGCATTCCATCTTTTAGAGTACCACCTTTGACTACTACATCATCGGCGACTGTAAATGTACGAGTAAAGTTTCTTTTAGAAATACCTTGATGTACATATTCCTCTTCAGTTTTATTTTCAGAAGGCACTGACTTAATTGTCAAAGTGTTCTCCTGATGTTCAACTGTAATATCTTTTTTAGAAAAACCAGCCACAGCCATTTCAATAGCAAACTTCTCATCGCTGAGTTTCTTGATATTGTATGGTGGGTAGCTTTCTGATTTGTGAATAGCATTGACTCTATCGAATGTATCAAATAGATTGTCAAAACCAATTGAAAATGGAGAAGTATCTCTCCAAACATTAAATGTTGCGTTCATAGTTTTCCTCCTTTATGAAGCGAGTTTAAATTACGAGAACCCATTATGGCATTCTCTATATTATATATAGGTATCATTTCAAAAATTTCAAGTCCTTTATATAAATTTTTTACGAGATCCTCACGAATAATGCTGGTACTTTGTACCAATCACTACCAGCAGGATCGTACGAAACTGCAGCTTGTGGACCCATATTTTTCCAAGTGCTTGTACCTGTAGAGTCTAATACTGTCCACACATTAATATTATCCCCAGCATTATCTCCCGAAGCAGTTGCTGGTGGTTGAAAATTTCCTTGATATCCTGGACCGATATCTGATGTTGTTGGAGTAAATGCTGATACATATAATTTATCTCCAGACACAGTACCATTTACAGCAATAGAATAAACATTCGTTCCTGCTGATGAATCAAAAACATAAGCCATCGCATAAGTTTGATTTGCTCCTAGAGTTGTGCTAGGTAAATTTGTTGAGTTAGTAGCAGTTGTGGCAGTGGTTGCTGTTGTAGCATTTCCAGTAGTATCTGCGTCAATAGATGCAGGCAATCTAGCTTTGTTTAATGTACCACTTGCTATATTAGTAGCATTAGTGGTATCAGTAGTTGCCGATGCTGCCAGTGAAGAAGTATCTGCTTTAGCATTTATCTGTGTTTGTACATTACCAGTCACAGTATTAAGATGTTGAAACTCAGTATTTGTGACTGAGCCATCAGCAATCTTAGTTGCGTCA